GCATCGTAAAAAGTCCTTTAAGGACAGCACTTCAAGTTAAACATCTAAATCTTATAAAGTTATGCAGAACAAGCAATCATCAGAGTTTCAAGCACTCGCAAAGAAAGAGGAGAATTACATCGGCAAGCTCATCCTTCAGAAGATGTCAGTTGAGGATTATATGGCTGACGAAAATCTGGGCCATCCCGCAGTATATGTAGGTACTTATCGGAAGTACAATGACGGGGAGCTTTTCGGAATGTGGGTCGATATGGTGGCCTGCGGCGATTACAACACATTCATGGAAGTTTGCCATAATCTTCATGCTGACGAGGAGGATCCCGAACTGATGTTTCAGGATTACGAGAACTTCCCCTATACATGGTACTCGGAAAGCGGTATCGACGAGGACACGTTTGATAAGATTATGAAATACGCCGAACTGGACGAGGATGATCAGGAGGCCTACGAGGCTTTTGTCAACAGCTTCAGAGAGGATGACTTCGACACGTTCAAGGAGCGCTATATGGGCCAGTGGGATTCCGAAGAGGCATGGGCCGAGCACATCATTTCTGAGTGCTACGACATTGACGGCATGATGGGACACCTGGCTCCATACTTCGACTACGAGGCATACGCCCGCGACTTGTTCATTGATGATTACTACTACACGGACGGCTTCGTGTTCCGCAGATAGCCGAATAAAAACACGGCACAGGCGGCTCCTTCGGGAGCCGTTTTTTGTCTTAGTATAGTCGGTTCCGTGGTGCTATCTTTGCCCTGCGAAACCCGACGTATCGGGAATGTATCAACAAATTAAAACAAGGACATGAAACAATTAACAAGAATCTTCGCCCTGCTTGCCGTGATGCTGCTGGGCGGTATGAAGGCCAGGGCCGGAGAAGCTGTCATCAGACTTGACTTCATGGCAAAACACCCGGCGGCATCCCTGCGTATTGACGAGGGCTTTGCCGTCCGTAAGGGCAACTACAATTTCTGGTCTGGCCAATGGTCTGCGCTCTTTGGCGGGAAAATCGCTTTTGCTACCGACTCCTACCCGGTGCTTCGTAACAATGGCGGTCTTGTTGACTACCACGACGGACGCAAGATGTACGTCAGAGTATCATACTGTCGGAACGGCACGGCTTGGCGGGCTTTCCTCCAACTATGAACTGGTGGAGTCGGGCTTCACCTATACAGTGACCCAGGCCGGCGATCTGAGCGTGCAGACAAAAATCACTCAGGACGAGCGTGTTACTGTCATCGAAAGCGTTATCATTGAGCCAGTGTCATCAGTAGAGCGGATAAGTATTACAGAGGGAATGCGCACCTACTGCTCCAACAACCCGCTAAGTTTTTCCGGGAAGCGAGCTATCAAGGCGTATGTCGCTACAGACTTCAAGGACGGTCATTTCATCTTTGAGCAAGTAAGCTATGTTCCTGCCAATACTGGCTTCCTGTTGGTACGCCGTGGCAATACGACCTCCTTTGATGTCAATATAGGCATCAGCAGTGACCCAAAGGAGAACTATATTGAAAGAAATCTCTTTACAGGGGTTATGACAACAACAGCCATACCTTCAGATGACGGAGCAGATCACTATGTCGTTGGCATGACAGACAACGGGCCTGGCATCTTCAAAGTCAATGCAGGTTTCTCATGCAAGGCCAAGTCTGCCTACCTGACCGTGCCGAAATAGTGGACTGTGTTGGACAAATGACCGTCGTACAACAGCTATCGGTCATTTGTCCAACACGTTTTTCCTTATTCTCCCCCGATTTCTGTAATTTTGCAAGCTGTCTGAATAAACGACTGAATATGAGCGAATACTGTATATACTTGAAAATGCCATCCTATCTGCGCCAATGGTTCATTCACCGTCATGGCGGTGGTAACCCTGTTTCCCTGATTCGTGGCTCCATAGAGAGCAAGCTGCTGCAGAAGGCCACGGTGCCACAGCCCGACGGGGTGCTGCCTCCCAGACAGCAGGAGGGCGAGGTGGCCGTGTACATTCCCTACAGCAAGTCACACGACCCACGGACGTACAACTACATCACCGAGACGGGGAAACGTGCGCTGGTTTCACGCATCAAGGACGACTTCGACCTCGACGTGTGGGACTTTCTGCATGACTTCGGCAAGGTGGGAAGTCAGCAGAAAGACTTGATCTTCTTGTTCATGGAGCAGCGCGGCATCCATGAAGACGGTACTTGCTGGGACTCTATCGCAAAGATATACCAGCGGCTCCGCAAGAATTATCTCACAAATAATTCGAAAAAATCTTCACGACTTCAGAAGCGGTTTTGATTTTTCTCGCCAAAGGAAGAAAAGGAAGAAACAGAAGAAATCAAATCATAATACATGAATAACTGCCAATCTCTACCCGGATTATTGAATGTGTGGTACCTCGCCACAAGCAACCTGCCTGCCGATGTCATCTACAGGGCAGTGGCCGGGATTCCGTTTCAGATTCCTGTGCAGCCAACAAGCATCAACCTGAAGGGTGAAGCGGTCTGCGAGGTGGAAGAGTCGTATGACAACAACTGCCAGATGGAGAAGGCCAAGCTGACCTTCATCACGCTGGACGAGGTGCCGACACGGCAGCACCTGGCTTTTGTCATACGGACTGCTGATGGCGATATGTTCACCATCGGGGCACAGGAAAGGCCATACCCCACCGTCAAAGTCACTCGCTCGACAGGCTCACCAGACGGTGATGCCGCCGCCAGAAAGTACGAGGTTTCCTTCACTGGACGGAAAGCACTCGCACCTTGCACTGCGTGACATTTACCATTTCTGATGCTCCAAAGTGGTGAAGAGACGGCCAAATCTGCCCTAAATGGCTGAATGACCGTCTTTTCACCACTTTTTTATAAGATATACCTTTGTGCCATATTTGATTCGATATGGCAACAAGGAATACCAACTACCAACTTCACCTGAAGGGTTTCGTCGGAGGATATGACTTCGACGCTGACTATGTGGACTACGTTCTCGGCAAAAACACCGGGAAGGAAGTCCACGTGCTCATAGACAGTCTCGGAGGCAAGTCCAATACTGCCCTCTCTATATTCTCGGCCTTCAAGCGCCACGGCAACGTGAACGTGCATTTCGTGGGCATGAACGCTTCTGCTGCAACTATTGCCTCACTGGGTGCCAAGCATATCACCATGGACTCGTCGGCAATGTACTTGGTCCATAAGTGCAGCATCGGCTTCTTTGAGTGGGGACAGATGAACAGTGACGACCTGCAGGCCCTCATCAGTGGCATCGAGCAGCAGAAGGCCGACCTTGACAAACTGGACGCGAACATCGCACAGATGTACGCCGTCCGATGCAAAAAGGAGTCGGCAGAACTGCTTGACCTGATGAAGGCCGGAGGATGGCTGACCGCCAAGGAGGCTCTCGCATGGGGATTCGTAGACGAACTGACGGACTACGAGGATGAGACAGCGCCAGTACTGACCGATGCAGTGGCCAACGCCATGGCATCGGCTGGCATCCCCATCCCCAACATGCCGCTAATGGCCACGCCTGAGAAGTCGGCCATTGCGCGGTTCTTCAACTCGCTTGCAGCTTTCTTCACGGGAGCGCAGCACAATTCCATCCCAAACGACCAGACGACTATTTCACCAAACAACCAAACTTCATCTACTCCAATGAAAAAGATTCTTACTTCCATCTGCGCCATCCTCGCCTGTGAGCACCTGCTCAGCAACGATGGCAAGGTTACGCTTGACGATGCACAGCTTGACAGCCTCGAAGCGGCTATCAGCACCGACAAGCAGACCATCTCGCAGCTTCAGGCCCAGGTGCAGACGCTGACCAGCGAAAAGCAGGCCCTCACCAACGAGAAGCAGCAGTTAGAGACTGACAAGCAGACGCTGACAGCCACTAACCAGCAACTGAGTGCTGAAGTGGCCACGCTGAAGCAGAAGCCGGGCGACACCACGGCTCATGTGGTCAACGACAAACACGATGAACAGCCCGCCGAGAAGTCGGAGGCAGAACAGTACTTCGAGTCTCGCGCCAACGCACAGGCCCTGTTCGATGCGCTTCCCTGAGTTTTTAATCATTCATTCTTAAACCTTAACCTTTAACCAACATTATGGCTGGAAAACTTCAATTTACGCTGGAGGAGTATCAGGACGCGGCACGTAAGTACCGCAAGGACCTCCTTATGCTGCCTATTATCGGTATTCACGATACACTGCAGTACATGACTGGCCGTCCGGGCATCCGATATAAGGAGAGCGTAGCAGCCATCAGCGGCAACGCTCAGTTCGCACCCTACAAGCCCGCCCGCCGCTCAAACTTCAACCTTGACCTCGACTTCCGCACCTTAGAGACATTCTTCGGTTCGGTGGTGGCTCAGTTTGAGCCTAACAGTGCCATCAGTACGCTCCTCGGTGCCATCGGCGACACCAAGGGCGACGGACAGATGCAGACGCCCACGGCCAAGCATGTGCTGGCACTGATTGCCAAGTCGCTGTCCGAGCATCTTAACAATGCTATCTGGGCTGGCAAGCGCAATGCCGCAGGGGACACCACGCTTGACCTGTTCGACGGCTTCGACACCATCACAGCAGCAGAGGTGACAGCCGGAAAGATTGCTGCCGACCAGGGCAACTACATGAAACTGACGGAGGGCATCACCACCGCCAACGCCGTGGATATTGCCAAGGAGGTGCTGTTCTCCCTTGACCCGCACCTTCGCGCACAGACGTGCTACATGTACTGTTCGCAGGACTTCGTGGACAAGTACAACGAGGGCTATCTGCTCACTCATGCAGGTATCAACTACAACACGCAGTATCAGCAGACTGCCGTGGAAGGCTCCAACGGAAAGCTGATTCTGTGTCCGCTGGCGAACAAGGCCGACTCTAACTTCATCCATGTCTCGCCCAAGATCAACATGCTTGTGGGCTATGACCAGATGGGCGACACGGAGAATGTCATGGTCAAGGAGTATGAGCCGTTTATCCTCTCGTATATCGCCACGATGTTCTTCGGTGTGCAGTTCGAGTCCATCGACAAGCGCCGCCTGAAGGTCATCGAACTGGCTTCTGATTAGAACGTTTCTCTTTCTCTCTTTTTTCATACGGTTTTTAGTTCGGGAGCCGGAACCGTGATGGCTCTGACTCCCCTTTCTGCTAAGACGTATACGGAAGCAAATTCTTCACTCTTCACTTAAATAACAATGCCAGATTGTTCCAGTATCCAGAAGTCACTCGCATGGTGCCAAGGCCGACCGCAGTATGCGGGAATACGGCGACGATTGTACTTCATAGACAAGAAGAATATCGTGCAGTGGCCCAAGCTTCCACGCGACAGTAACGGCAGACCGCAGGGAGCCACCTACGACGGCATCTTCATCCTTGCCACCGACAAGGAATGGCTGTACATAGACATATTGCCGGAGAAGTCACAGCTGACATCTGAGCCTCAGGGGGAATACCCGGCACAGACGCAGCTCAACAAACTGGTGGCCGTGCATCCGGGCATCGAGGAGGAAGCCACAGAGTTTGCCGCCTTGATGAACCAGGCGGACTGTGTTTTTCTCGTTGAGGACATGCAGGGACTCCTCCGGGTCGTAGGCCATGAGCATTATCCTGTCAAGGTGACTGTCGCACAGGATGCAGGGCAGTGGGGCGGCTCCGCACCGTCCACGACAATAACGGTGGAGGCGGCAGACGATGTGCCAGCACCTGTCTATGGAGGCATTTTCATTGTTGACGGCCATGAAATCACCATGACCCCGGCCGCTTCAACACCATCCTCTTTCACTCAGTTGTAAAATAAATTGTAAATTCTCAAACAGTAATTATTATGCCTGATTGTTCTTCAGTACAGAAGTCGCTCGCATGGTGCCAGGGAAAGCCTGAGCTGCCCGGCGTGAAGCGGCGTATCTATTACATATCCAAGTATGACATCGTAAAGTGGCCGACGCTGTCATATGACAGCAACGGAAGGCTGCAGACGGCTTCATACACGGGTAAGTTCACACTCCGCTCAGATGCGAAGTGGAAGTATATCGACATCATTCCCGACAAGTCTCAGCTGACATCAGAGGCACAGGGTGAGTATCCCTCACAGACACAGCTCAACAAACTGACTGCCGTACATCCGGGAGTCGATGCTGAAGCATCTGCCGCTGCTGCCTATCTCAACAACAATGACAATGTATATCTTGTTGAGGACATGCGTGGTAAATACCGTGTAGTCGGCTCAGAGAAATGGCAGACGAAGACGACAGTTGCCCAGGATCTCGGACAGGGTGCCACTGGTACGGCCAGCACCACCATCAACGTGGAGGCCACGGACGAATGCCCGGCCCCGTTCTATTCCGGGCAGATTGTCACAGAGGACGGCACCATTACACCTGCCTAAAGCCGTTACAGATGCTGCAGCGCGTGCCTCTTGATATGGCTGAGGTGCTTCAGGACATCCAGCCTCCGGAAATCTTAGTGCCAGAAATGGTGTCAGACGCCATAAGGCGTAATGAGAAATCCGACCTGTTTGCCGAGAAGAAGCGCAAGGGCTGGGACAAATCGGTGGAAGCACGGTGTGACTTCACACCGAAACCCAGCCTCCGGCACCGCGCAGGGCTGTACTTCATCAGCCTGTGGCAGAAGTCGGTCTATGGGCGTACCCTGACGGACATCAAGGGCAACGATGCCATGGTGGACTTCTTCGCCGACAGTCTCGCACCGCTCATCTCGGACATTCTCGGCCCGGACATGGCGAAGGGCGGCTGGTGTGTCATCACAACGCCCAAACGCCGACATCTGGTGAAGAACTTCGCCACGCGCATCTCTGAAGGGATTGCAGCGAGACTGCAAATCCCGTTCTATGAAGATGTTTGCTCATGCCGGACCAAACAGCGGATGAACGCCGTCTTTACGGTCAATCTCGTACCGCCAGAGCAGAATGTCATCTGCTTTGATGACTTCGTGACAACAGGGAACACGCTGCGCTCAATGGCGAACGCACTGGCCCCGTATGGTAAGAACATCGTTAATCTGGTTGGAATCAACAACAAACTTTAGAAGCAATGGATCATCAATTTACAGAAAAACTCCAGCAATGGATGAACACGCCCGACGGACAGAAAGACTGGGACGAGGGAGCAATTATGCTGCTCCAGTTGTCTGGCAACAAAATCATGTATGCCAACGTCTCGGTCAATCCGAAAGGCAAGGCTGAGTTTATCAAAGGCAAATTGCAGCAATACCTTAACTTCCGTTTGCAACAACTTACGCATGAGCAAGTGAAGGAAATGCAGCAGAAAGTAGATATTATCGTCAAAGACACCATCAAGCCCGATGGCGACTTTGCCGACTTCAAGGCGGGCAACTTGAAGATGCTACTTGCCCGGATAGTGAGCGGTTCCCATTCCTGAAAGAACTCATTGCGCTTGACAAGAAGCTGCATGAGAACTGGGATGCTTACGACCACTTCGTGGCTGGCAATCCTGTTCCTGAAAATATGAAGGCAGAGGTGGTGACAGATGCTGGGGCCGGTTTGTCGCCAGAGACTCCGGCTAAGGCCACCAAGAAAACTGCTGCCAAGAAAGCATGAAGCGTACTGCCACACTTACCGACTTTGTGAAACCACTCTCTGAGTGCAGTTCACAAGCTTACCTTTCCAACGCCATTCAGGTAGCAGACCTGCTTGAATGGATCCTGGAACAAGTAGGCACGGCAAAGGTGTGGCAGACTTCTTTCTCTATCTCAGAGGAGTTCCTGCGCCGACTGTTCTTTATAGAAAAGTCGGGCCGCGTCAGCGAGTTTAACCTGGTTCTTGACCATAAGGCCACGAACAAGACGCTGAAGCTGTGGGCGTTCATCACGCAGGTAATTGAACGTACCTACCTGACGGACAACCACTCGAAGATTCTGCTAGTGAAGGCTGAGTCGGGCCAGACCGTCTCGGTCATCACCTCACAGAACCTGACCCGTGGAAACCGCCACGAATCGGCGTTCATTTCCACGGACAGGCACATCTTCGACACGCTTCACGCACAGGTTACTGACCTCATTGATAATCACTCTGTGCCTCTCTAGCTTTCGCAGATAGAGTCATACGCCTCTATCTATCTCAAAATAACGGATATGGCCGTCATCCTTGACGTGCCAGCCGAAAAGTTGCGCGAGGACATTGCAGACCGCTCCACGGAGGTCAGCAAGCGGTACCATCGTGGCAAGGCGGCATCGAAAGTAAAGCTGCTGCATCAGGAAATGCAACTGGCCTATGTCGGCAGTCCGCTCGCTCTGGAAAACGCCCAGAAGAATCTCATGGATATGGAGGACGATGAGTAGCATAACAGCGGTAGCCGCTCGGCTTTGCCGCTTATATGAGCGTAGCGAGTCTTAAGAAATTCTTCACTCTTCATTCTTCACTCTTCACTTCAAAATGCCCTTACCAAGTATCATAGACATTGCCCGCATTGACCTCTACACTTCCAAGGAAGAGTTGGAGGCCAAGCACTATGCCGTGGCGCAGATTGAACACATTCTGCGCTTGCGCGACATGGTGACATGGTGCATCGCCAACCCGGACAGCAAAGACCGCCAGTTTGTCGAGGAAATCATGCAGCGGTACACCATCAGCAAGGTGACGGCATACGCTGACCTGAAGATTGTCAAGTCGCTGCTGCCTAACCTGGGAGAGGCAACACGCGACTACCACCGTTGGCGGTATAACGAGATGATTCTGGAAACGTACCAGATGGCAAAGAAACGCAAGGACACGAAGACGATGGAGAAAGCGGCCACCTCGTATGCGAAATATAACCGCATCGACGTGGAGGACGAGACGGCGGTGCCTTACCACATGATTGTGGTGCAGCCGTTCTTCCCGACCACTGACCCGCGCGTCGTAGGCATCAACCCTGTGCCAAACATCGACGAGCGCATCCGCAAACTGACCAAAGAATTGGGGGTAAGCCATCCTGACACGCTCAACATCGAGGCGGAAGACGCTGACCTGCAGTTTGACGAAATTTTTGACGAACAGAAAGAGGACACTCCACCCACATAGCCCACCATGCCCACCAAACCCACAAAGCCCAATACGGAACTTTGGGACATCGAAGCCAAACTCCATGAGAAGCGGGTCTATTTCAACAAACCGCAACTCATGGCACAATACATCGCCGCCAAGACGACGGTGATTGTGGCAGGGCGACGAACTGGCAAGACAGACTCCATCGCCTCGCCTTTCGTGCTGCGCAACATGCAGCGGATGCCTGGCTCTACGGGCGGCATCGTGGTTCCGACGTTCAAGCACGGCCTGACCAACACCATCCCCGGACTGTTGGCGGCATGGAAACGCTGGGGCTACATCAACGGCATCCACTATGTGGTTGGCCGTAAGCCGCCAAAGTCCTTCGGAAAGCCTATCACGGAGCCTGCCGACTATGAGCATGTGATTACCTTCTACAATGGCTCCGTGGCCATCATCATCAGTCAGGACAGACCCGGCTCCAGTAACTCACTGACCCTCTCGTGGCTGTTGATCGACGAAGCAAAGTTCATCGACTACAACAAACTGAAGGACGAGACGCTGCCCGCCAATGGCGGCATACGCTCGTACTTCGGTCACCACTCGTTCAATCATTCCATGATGGTGCTGTCAGACATGCCGCAGACACAAAAAGGGTCGTGGTTCCTGCATTACAGGGAGAAAATGGATCCCGAACTCATTGAAATGATTCAGGGCACCATCTTCAAGATTTGGCAGACAAAACAGCATATTGCAGACCTCAAAGAGCAGCACAAACCCATCCCAGAATACCTGAAAGGCTATCTGAAATGGCTTGACCAGTCCTTAAACAAGATGCGAAGCGTGGCCGTGTACTACAAAGAGTACTCGACCATTGAGAATTTGCAGCTTCTCGGTGAGGAGTACCTTCGCCAGATGAAGCGCGACTTGACACCGAAGACATTTCAGACTTCGATACTGTGTCAGCGCATCGGCATCACACATGATGGTTTCTATTCGTCGATGCAGGAGCATCACAAATACGATGCTTCCAACTTCGCCTATCTTGACGAACTTGGTTACGACAAGATTATTGGCGAAGTGCAACGGCAGCAGAATTACGACATCAAGGCAGCATCGCAGTTCAGTACCATCAAGAGCAGCTTAGACAGCCGCGCCGACGAGGACGTAAACCCACTGGCCCCGATTTGTATCGGCATGGATTACAACGCCAATATAAATTGGATTGTGGCTGGCCAGCCAAGCGGAAACCGCTTGAATGTCCTGAAGTCATTCTATGTGAAGTTCGAGCGCAAAATCCCTGCGCTCGTTGATGACTTCTGTGCCTACTATGCCTACCATCAGAACAAGACGGTGGTGTATTACTATGATGCTACGGCGTTAGGCAGCAACTACGCCGTGAACGACCAGGATTTCCGCTACGTCGTCATCCATGAGTTTGAACGCCACGGCTGGCAGGTCGTGGACGTGTACCTCGGCAATCCCATGCGGCATGATGAGAAATACCTGCTCATCAACCAGGGCTTTGCCGGAAAGCAGCGTCTCATGCCGTTCTTCAACCGTCAGAATAACGATGACCTCATTCTCGCCATCCAGTCGGCTGGCGTGGAACGAGGACGAAATGGCTTTCGCAAGAATAAGTCAATGGAAAAGCAGCCAGAAAGTGAAGAGGATCTGCTGGAACACCGCACCGATGGCACCGATGCATTCGATACGCTGTATATCGGCTGTGAGAAGTTCCCGCAGCATGACACCTACCCAGTTATATTAAATGGTGTAATCTGAATTCAAGACACCATATTATTAATTAATAAATGTAGTTAGCTATGAAGATGAAATTTCTGGAGTACACATATGCCGAGGCAGAGCGTATGAAACAACTTAACCGACTGGGTACGGCCCGCAACT